TTTATTAAATTTAATAATAATAGTTTAAATAATTATTATTAAATATTAATAGTTATCATGCAGAAACTTGATATTCATACTGACATAATAAAAAAATTAGACTACTTTTACACAGAATCTAAAATTCCAAATATTATATTTCATGGACCATCAGGCACAGGAAAGAAAACTATTGTTTTTGATTTTATTAACAAAATATATGGAAATAATAAAGATAAAATTAAAGAATATGTAATGTGTGTAAATTGTTCGCACGGTAAAGGTATTAAATTTATTAGAGATGATTTAAAACTATTTTCTAAAACAAATATTTCTTCTAAAAATAATAATTTCAAAAGTATTATTCTTCTCAACGCAGACTGTTTAACAATTGATGCTCAATCAGCATTAAGAAGATGTATTGAATTATTTACACATACCACCAGATTCTTTTTAGTTGTGCAAAATAGGTTTAGCTTATTAAAGCCGATATTAAGTAGATTCTGCGAATTATATATTCCTGAAAAAAAAATCGACAATTCTTCAAATTTACATCAACTAAATATAAATAATAATTCAGTTTATAAAACATATAAAAAAAAACATTATTCATCTTTTAAAAAAATGATTGGCGATAGTAATTTAACTAATATTCATCAAATTATAACACTATCAGAAAATTTTTACTTAAAAGGGTATAGTGCTATTGATTTTATTGACTATTTAGAAAATAGTAAGATCAATATATCTGATAATAAAAAATATGAAATTATCGTATTTTTTTATAAGATAAAAAAAGAATTTAGAAATGAAAAACAACTATTATTTATTTTGTTTTATTCCACATTTTTACGTTCTGATCTGAATTTAGAAAATATTTCTTTTATTTAAACATGGATGATTTTTCAGTTTCTTCTCTGCATGAATCTAAAAATGAATGGTGCGCAAGACTTCTAACTATTTTAACACCTTGTATTATTAATGGTTTTAATTCCATATTTAATGAGTCATGGAGACTTTGTTCTGAAAATGACGAAGAAGATAAATATTTAATGACATTTCAAAATTTAATTACTCAGGTACCAAAATGGAGTAATGCTACAGTTGACGAAGAGGTCAAACGTATTGTTGAAACGAGTGGATGTAGTTATATTAATGATTTAATTACATGTGTGCATGTTATACATTTGAAATTATTAACAAGTGTTAGAGTTGGCAATCAACAAAAGAAAATTGACCTTCAGATCCCAAAATTGAATGTATTTATTCATAATTGTTATACACAGTGTGCCAGAAAAATTTATACTAATGTATATCTATTTGATAAATTTTCAAATTCTCTACAAAAGCAAAAAAATAGTAGAGAATTAGAAGTTATTATCCAAGAATGTATTCTTACTGTTATTAGAGATAGCTTACCTATTGAAAATATACTTAAAAGTTATATTGAAGAAACTGTCGAAGAAGATGTAATTGAAGAAATTTTAGAAGAAAAAATTGAAAAGAAACAAGAACCCGAAGAGGAAAAGAAGGAAGAGGAAAAGAAGGAAGAGGAAAAGAAGGAAGAGGAAAAGAAGGAGGATGAAAAGAAAGATGTTCTTAGTGGTGGAGATCCTACTTCTAATGAAGAAGAAAAAGAAAATGTTTTTTTAAAAGTTATTACTGAACCAGAACCTGATAATTCCAAAGACTCCGAAAATCAAATTATTAAATTTAATGATACAGATAGTATATTAACAGGTCAAGATGAGAAAGAACAAGTTGAAGCACCTAAAAGCGTTGACTTCTTAGAAGAATTAAGTAAAAAGAAGGAAATTGAAAATAAATTTAATATGGATGACGATGATGAAGATGAAGAAAGATTGGTATTAGGTGAAGATATTCCACTCGCAGCATTAGATATTAGTAGTATTGGTGGTCCTATTGATAATAAACCTGATATTGTTCTGGATGATTTAGAAATTCTTAACTAATTCGTTTAGTTATCATTAATCTATTATTTTAATTTTTTATGGATAGCTTTACTGTATCAATGATCATTACTGTTTGTTATTTAGTTTTCAAATTTACAGAATTGAAAATTACACAACAAGATCTTTTACCATTAAAAGACCTATTTAAGGAAAGTTTTATTGTCTTTATTTCATCACTAGCCGCTTTTTTTGTATATGAACAATTTTACGATGGTATATCATCTCGGGGTGGGGGAGGTGTAAGTGTATTTACAGACAAAACACCATTTTAATATTTTAACGTATTTTTTATAATTTATTATATTATATAAATTATAAAATGTTCTATTCACAAGATAAACAGGATGAATATTTGGAAAAAAATATTTTTAAAGGTTATAAAAACGGTGTTTTTATAGATGTTGGAGCACATAATGGAAAATCTATTAATAATACTTTATACTTTGAAGAAAATAATAATTGGACAGGAATAAATATTGAACCTATTAAAACTGTCTATGATAAATTAATTGTAAATAGACCTAATTGTATAAATATAAATTCTGCTATTTGTAATTATGATGGAGAAACTGAATTTATATGTAATACAGGATATACTGAAATGATTTCAGGAATTAAAGATACTTTTGACCCTAGGCATCAATTGCGTTTAGACCGCGAAAATAAACAACATGGTTCATCTAGTAAAATTATTAAGGTTGAAACTAAAAGGTTAGAAACAATATGTGATAGCCATAACATATCACATATACATTACTTATCAATTGATGTAGAAGGTGGAGAATTTGAAGTTATTAAATCTATTAATTTTGATAAACTTTATATAGATGTAATTGGATTTGAAAATAATTATAAAGGTCAGAATGATACAAGCAAATCTATTATAAAATATTTACAAGATAAAAATTATATAGTTATTCACAAATCACTTGATATTTTCATGATAAACAAAAATTCTATTTTTTATAAAAAATAATATTATAATTATTATTAATTATTATAATATTTACTAATTTATTCCTAATTTTGAAACATCTAATTCATTTGTATTCATTACTACGTCAGCATACATCTTTGGTATGCTATCAATATCTAAATATAATACATTTTTATCACGTAAATTATTACGTATTATTTTTTTAGATACTACGAATTTAGAAAATATACTCTTCTCTAACTGTTTTTCAGGCAAACAATTATTTACTGTACGTGCTATCATTTTATATAATTTAAATTCAGGATATCTTTCATCTCCTTCACTCGTATATAATACATTTCTACCTTTATCATCCTTACACCAATCATTTACTAATTTTGCTATTTCATCTTTTTTACATTTATTATCTATATATTTTTGACTGTAATCATCCGCCATATTAAATGTGAATATATTATCAAATATAGAACATGCCAATCTACATAAATCAAAACTAAAATTGGGAAGAACCTCCTTCTTCTTATTATCATAATAAATACCAAAATTATATTGACTAGCAGCATCATCACCCTTTTTAAACGCATCAGGACAATACAAATACTTTTTAAATTTATATATTGATCTTCCAAAATCTATTATCTTATAAACACGTCCAAATGTAGGTATTTTATAAAATGTTTCGTTATACTTATAATACATAAATTTTTTGTTTGTCTCTTGATACATTATATTATTACTATGTAAATCGTTGTGAGTAAACCAGAATGATTTCTGATATATTATTAATATCATTACTATTTGAAATAATGCTGATACCCATTCATCTTTTCCCAAACCATTCTCTATTAAACTATCAAACGTATTTACACAATGCTCCATACATATTAATTGTACTGGAAATTTATCTATTACTACATTAATATCTATACAATCTAAATCATCATCATCTGAACATTCATCATCTGAACACATATCATCTTCATCTGAAGACATATCATCTTCAGATAATTCTCCGGTATTTACTGAACGAGATGAATTACTATCTTCCGAATCTTCGTCTAATGATATGTCATCACTTATTACATCCCTATTTATATTAAATACTGTTAATTCATCAATATCATTTACTAATACTTTCTTTTCCTCTTTAAAAACATCTTCAAAATCCATCATTTTATCTTCTATCATCGGTTGAGCAGTATTATCATTCCAGTCATCTTTTATTACTAATTTTGATTTATACTTCTTTGATACATTATTCATCGACTTTATTTCATTCACTTTTTCCATATCACCCGTTAATCTATAGTGACTGTCCATATTATTCATAAAATATTCAGACTCTATCAAATAATCTATATCTTCATCTACATTTACTTTATAATTGTTCTTTATTCCTATAAAACTACCATAATAATTTATACCATGAAACATATTATAATCATTTAGTAATATTGAAGATATATATGAAAAAAAACTGTCAGTGTAAGAAGTATTATTTACATCTAGTATTTTTCCATGACATTTGCTATTTCTATTTTTAGGTAAAGTAAATATATCTTCTTTTTCATATTTTCCTGTTAGATATCTGGTCAAATTCATTATTGGAGAAAATTTTATAAATATCTCTTTTTCACTTTTACTATTATTACTTATATCCAAAATTACTGAACTAAATTTATTATTCTCTTTATGAGATATTTCTGTCACTACTTCATTTGATACTAAGAACGTGTCTTCATTATCTTCATCACTCTTTTTAAACAACGTTTCGTAAATTGGTATATAATTCTGACAATTTACAACATTTCCATATTCATCGCTTAAATTCTCTAAACTATTAAACAGCCCATCATTTTTGCTTTTTAGGTAATTTAACATTACGATTTAAATATTTTTTTTTATATCATTTTTAACTTATTAGTTCATTTAATAAAATAATAAACTTGAAATAAATTATGACACTTGAACTTAAGAGGTTCGATATGAAGAATATTAGTTTTAAGCCAAATGAAAACAAAGGCCCGGTTTGTGTTTTAATCGGAAGAAGAGATACTGGTAAGAGTTTCTTAGTTAGAGATTTATTATACTATCACCAAGATATCCCCATCGGTACTGTTATCTCTGGTACTGAAGAAGGTAATGGTTTTTATGGAACACACGTACCTAAATTATTTATTCACGACGAATATAATACTGCTATTATTGAAAATATTTTAAAGCGGCAGCGTGGAGTTTTAAAACAAATGCAAAAAGAGCAAGCTGCTTATAAAAGAACTACTATTGACCCGAGGACATTTGTTATTCTTGATGATTGTCTTTATGATAATGGCTGGGCAAAAGATAAAATGATGCGACTACTATTTATGAATGGTCGTCATTGGAAAATTATGCTTGTTATTACTATGCAATATCCTTTAGGTATCCCGCCTAATTTAAGAACCAATATTGATTATGTATTTATTTTAAGAGAACCTTACATTACTAATCGTAAGAGAATTTATGAAAATTATGCTGGTATGTTTCCTACATTTGAATCTTTCTGTCAGGTTATGGATCAATGTACAGAAAACTATGAATGTTTAGTAATTAATAACAATTCTAAATCAAACAAATTACACGACCAAATTTTTTGGTATAAAGCTGATCCACATGGTGACTTCAGACTAGGGTCTAAGGAATTCTGGGAAATGTCCAAAAATCTTGGCTCTGATGACGAGGATGATGCGTATGACCCACAATCAGCACGTAAAAAATCTTCTGGACCGAAAATAAATGTCAAAAAATCTAAATGGTGATTTTTAATATTGGAATAATATATACAAGATGTCTGGATTTGGAATAGCACATAATAACATAAGAACAGATAATCCTGATTATAAAACTAACAAAATAGATGATATGAAAAAAATGATTGTTGATGGTAATGAATACGTAATTCTTCTTCCAAGTGGAAATCGATATGTCCAAATGGAAAAATGTCAAAAACCAGAGAATTTTGGACCTGTTTATGATAAATTACGTGGAACTCATGCTGATAAATTAACGGGAGGTATTAATTTACCTGAATTACCTATGGCAGAAGGAGACGATGATAAATTAACTCCACATATTAGGGCGATTAGACAAGCATTTGTAGAAACTGGATTAGGTTGGGGTTATGGTACGGGATGTAAATTTTGGTATAAAAACTTATATAATGATTATTCTTTGTTTTTAAATATTAGACCAGTTAAAGGTTCAACTCTTAGAGCTAAATCTGGAAAAAAAGCAGCTTGTGAAGAAGCTCCTCCTCCTACTGAAAAAGTAGCAGCAGAATCAGATGGATCAGATATAGAATCAGATGCTGAATCTAGCGATGAGAAATATATTGGATATAAAGGTACATTTGGAACAATTACTGGTGAAAGCGATGATGGTAGTATGTGGGTATATGATCGTGGTATTGAAGTTGGTAAAGAATCATTACCTCCTCTTCCTATGAGTGCGTTTGGAAAATATAGTGGCGACAGTAGTGATAGTGGCGACAGCAGTGATAGCGAGGATGATAAAGAAGATAGAAAAAGAGATTTTATTAAGGATATTTATCGTCAAGAACTAATGCTTGATAATTATCCTAATAAATATCCTGAACATTTTGTAAGCTCTTTATATAATAATGCTGAATGGAAAAAATTACTAAAAACAGATAAACGTTATATGCGTAGTGCTGAAAAATTCTCTAAACAAGAAAAAGATGACCCTCTTGGAGGTGATTCTATTAGTAAAACAAATGAGATTTATAAAAAATGGAGAGATGAAACTGATGCTACTGAGAAAGAAAGACTTGGTAAATTACATACACTCGGTTTTGTAGGTGTGTCACTTTTAAAAAACCCAGGTGAATTTTTTGATGAAATAGAATGGCCAAATAGAAATAAAAAAGAAAAAGAACCTACTCAAGCACAACGTGAAAAAATAAATAAAGATAATAAAGAAAAAGCTGAAAAATTTAAATCAACTCTTAATAAAATTAAATATGGAGAAAGCGACGTATTTTATGGCGACTATAACGAAGATGAAAA